CAGATTTACCTTCTGTATTTTGTATGATGGGACATGGTTGTGATTTTATAAACGAAGAAAGACGTATTGTACCAGATGGCTGTACCTATATTACGATTGAATTATGTGGAGTAGGTTCCAACACTCTTCCAAAAATATATATCGCATTTTGTACGGCACTGGTAAATGTGCCTCTTAGATCTCCAAATGAATATAGACGTATGTTACAAGACTTTTTTCAATATGGAATAGATAGTGTAAATGTAATAAATATTCATACTGCAGGACAAACCTACCAAGATGGTCAGACTACATTATGTACACCAACTGGTAGTATTTTATGGAAAAGTGGACTTTATCAACTAGGAAACACGCCTTTATTTACAAATCCGGTTCATGGTCTGCCAGGATCGTTATATGTAACACAAGAACGGTATAATACAGACGTAAACCGATATCATAACGAATGTTACAATCAATCACTTATTCGACCTCCTATTATTGACGGAGCTACCATTCAACAGCCTATTCCTATGAGATATAGTGATATAATGAATCGATTTCGCGGTATACATTATAATTTCGCATGTCGTACAAATTGTCAAGCAGCTCCCTCTAGCACAAATCTATTTGGATATATCACATTTAAACAAAATGAAATACATAGGACGCAACTTGCTCGTCAGCATTCTACTGCACAATATAAAACTCATATAAATAATACTTTTAATCATGCGCCATATGAAGCTAGACTATTGTTTCAAAATAGACAAGGTTTATCACAAGATGAACTTATGGTATCACTTCAACGGTGGACTCATTATATAAATAATGATGATAACATTGGTCGATGGACTGGAATGATTGCCGCAATTCAAGCAGTACATCATGGCGGTCATTCTACACGTCGAAAACGCCGTTCTACGCATAGAAGACGTCGTTTACTTCCCCGTCGATCCAAATCCACCCGCTCCACGCTCCGTATCAGGAAGCGAATCCACTAGACGAACATGACGAATCCAGCCCATATCCGGTGCCACAATCTGAAACAATCGATCCCCCTTCTGTACCGTGGAATTACCTGTCATCGACCAAACCGGCGCCTTCAGCTCCCCACGATAGCTCTTATCAATGACGCCCGTCGAGTTTGCCATCATCAGACCCGACTTGTAAATCGACGAACGCGGCATCAACAAAAAGTGGCTGTCCGTCTTCACTACTTCATTCGAGGTGCCGTTCGGCATCGGCTCCACTTTTAGTAAACGCACCGTAATTCCAAATGGAATCAAAATCGGCGTCTGCTCCACATGAACATCCGCCGACGAAAACAAATCAAACCCCGCATTCGAATCCGTACGGTTCATCATCGCAATCGGATAAAACTCCTGCGACGCATCCTGTGCCAAAATCTCGAGCTCATACCATACACGTGTCATCTTTCTCTAATCTATTTGTCAGCATTATGCTTTAGATTGGTTGACAAAAAGGGTCTAAACCCCATACTCAATTCACTAGTAATATGAAGTGGCTTGTTTATGGAAGTAACGGGTGGATTGGTGGTATGGTAACGTCTCTTCTTCTTTCCCAGCATGAAACGGTCATCGAGGCCACCGCACGTGCCGATCACGAAACCGATGTCGAAGCCGAGATTCAGTCCTGTACCCCTGATCGAATCCTCTGCTTTATCGGACGCACCCATGGACCCGGTTATTCCACCATCGATTACCTCGAACAAAAGGGGAAACTTGTCGAAAATGTCCGCGACAACTTGTATTCTCCACTTGTCCTTGCCATTCTCGGAAAGAAATACAACATTCACGTAACCTATCTCGGCACCGGTTGTATTTTCACGGACCGTCCAGGTGAAACGATGTTTACTGAAGAAAGCCGGCCCAACTTTTTTGGAAGCGGATATTCCACCGTCAAGGGATTCACCGATCGCCTTATGCATTTCTTCTCTGATTCCGTCTTGAATCTCCGCATTCGCATGCCCATTGTGGGATTTCATCACCCCCGTAATTTTATTACCAAGATTACGACGTACGAGAAGATCTGTAGCATTCCCAACAGCATGACCGTTCTTGAAGACATGATCCCCATCATGATTCAACTTGCGACACAGCAGACAACAGGTACGGTCAACTTGACGAATCCTGGTACCATTTCTCACAATGACATCCTGGAACGATATAAACAACACGTTGATCCTGCGTTCACCTGGAAGAACTTTACCATCGAGGAACAAGCCCAGATTCTGTTGTCCGAGCGCTCCAATAACGAGCTGGATACGGCTCGTCTTCGTTCTCTGTGTCCTACGGTTCCATCTATTCATGATTCAATTGAAGTACTCTTTCAGTCGTGGAATTAAATGTGATTACACACATAAAAAGTTCTACTCTTTGTAAAAATATGGTCGTATCAACATCCTAAAACATTAGAGTCGCAAATACAGGGAATCGGATAGAACCACATCGCGAATCAGTCGAGATTTGACCTCGGTGATCTTCTCTACCTGCTCCGTGTGCTGACAATACGTTGCCATTGACAACCATTCATCCAGCATGTTCGCAATCTTGAGAACGGAACGAATAAAGTTTCCTTCAAAGATACTGTACTCGGCACAAATCACCGATGCGTGCTCTCCCTCCATCCATCGTTGAATCGGCTCCACCATCACTGTCGAAGTATTCCAATATCCCTCGACAGGATAGCCCACTTTATTCTCGATTTCTTGAAAGGCATTCGACATCTGCTGAATCGTCTTCAGTGCGTTTGCCACCTTTGAACTGACACGAAGTTCTCCCACTGACTTTTGCTCCTCTGTTTCCTTCTTCTCTTGAAATGTAGCCAAGACCGCAACGAGCTCATCCCCCGATAAATCGTGAAGCGTTCGTTCTACATACAGTTCCGTCATCAGAATCGGATGACCCTCATTGACCTCCGTGGCCAAAATCCCCTTCAGACCCATGTCTTCATTCGTTAGTGTTTGCGCATCCGTATGACGAAGGTATCCAAGATGGTGTAGAAAGTTCACCACAGGCTGAATGCTATCCTGATGCTGTTCCAGCTCCATCATGTATCCCTCTTGTGTTTTTTGTTCTTGTTCCAATGACTCTAATGCCTGATAATCTACCATCGCCTTCATCCATTTTGGACCCATCTGGGAGTTCTTCACACTATCCAGTTCTCTCTGTACCTGTTTGCGTTCCGCATTCACCGTTGCCTTGATTTTCTTTTCGAGCTGAAGTCGCTTGATACAGCCTGACAAGAATGGCTCCACCAGATTTAGTTTCTGTTTCTTCTCCATACACTTCATCCACTCTTCCTGGACATCTGACTTCTCCGCCTGACGTTGCTGAAACCAATAGCTCTGCTCCATGAGTTGTAGCCATTTGAGCGGTTCATGTGGCGCAGACGATTGAAGCGTTTTCAACAGGAAGTCGTAGTGGAAATCCATTCGACTCTGGACTGGCTGACGGGCTCCCTTCATCATCATCTCCATTTCTTCTGGGTACACTGGTTCACGATCCGGCAAGTAAATGACCACACCCTTATCATCCTTCCCACGGCGTCCCGCACGACCCGCCATCTGAAGATACTCATCCTTTCGCAACATTCGCATGGACCCCGTTGTATCATCATACTTCTTAAATCCCGCAAAGAGAACCGTCTTCGTCGGCATATTCAGACCCACCGCAAAGGTTTCCGTACAGAACATCATCTTCACAAATCCTTTTGTAAATAGAATCTCAATGATTTCTTTCAGGATCGGCAACAATCCACTGTGATGAAACGCCACGCCTCGAATCAGTAGTTCATAGATTTGATGATATTGCGGGATTTTCTCCAGGTCCTTCATGTGACGATGAAGATGAAACGTAATGATGTGTTTGACCGTGGCAGTATCCGATGTGTCAAGAAGGCTATGCTCCACTTTGGCCGCATAGGATTCACACTGTTTTCGACTGAGAACAAAGAAGAGCGCCGGCAACAGTTCCTTCTGCTCCAACATCACAATCACTTCATTCAGGCGATGAACAAAGTGTGACGCGTGAACTTTTCCTTCTACTCCGCCTTTGGTGCCTGCCTTTCGGGAATCAATCACTTTCTGTTGAAAGTTCTGGAGTTCCTTCTGTTGGCCATGATACGAACGAAACCAATCCACATAATGGTTCGGGTAATAGATCTCCTTCGCATCCATGATGGGAATCATCTTGTCTTCTTTTCCCAAAACATAATGCGTCAGTGGAACCATTCGATAATGGGTTTCAATCAAATGAATCGGTTTTTGTTTTAGCTCTCCCAGCCAATTCGCCAGATACTCTGGATGGTCCAGCGTGGCCGAAAGCATCACCATATTGATGCTCGGCGGAAGAAGAATCATCGTTTCTTCCCATACTTTTCCACGGTCCTTATCATTGATGTAGTGGCATTCATCAAAGATAATGGCATCTACGTTATCCATCGACAGGGATGCCGTCAGGCCAAGATGCTCTGTAGTCGAACCACGTTTATACAGCAAGTTTCGTAGAATTTCGGTGGTCATAATCACAATTTGCGCATCAGGGCAGAACTTGAGGTCGCCCGTCATGATACCCACGGTAGCTTCCGTGAAGAGATGTTTCAAGTCATAGAATTTTTGGTTAGACAGGGATTTAATCGGCGTGGTATAAAATACACGCTTTCCTTTTTGTAATGAATGATGAATTTGGTACTCTCCTACCAGCGTTTTTCCCGATCCCGTCTTCGCACAGACGAGAACATTCTCATCCTTCGCAATCGCTGCAAACGCGTGTTGCTGAAATGGATCCAGTGGAAACGTGTAGGGGTTTACAAACGGAGTCATCGGGGTCGTGGAAAGATCGGGTTGAATAAGGTATGACATGGTATCTTTTCTCTCCACACATGTATTCATCAATTTTATGAGCGACTTAAACCTTGAATTAAGTTTCCTATTCATGCTGATCCCTTATCATCGTATTCAACAAATCTTATCAGACAACAAGATTGTGATCACAGGAGCCTTCCATCTTGGTGCGCATGAATGTGAAGAGCTTACATTTTATCAACAATTGAATCTTGCTGCTACCGATATCATCTGGTTGGATGCGATTCCGCAAAAAGTGGCAGAAGCACAACAGCGGGGGATCCCCAATGTCTATCACGCGGTTGTCACGGATAAAGAGAATGAAGAGGTTACCTTTCATGTTTCCAATAATGGACAGTCGTCTAGTGTATTGGAATTCGGAACGCACGCACAAGAACATCCATGGGTGATCTACGTAGATCATCTGATTCAGAAAAGCACCACCATTCGTTCCTTTGTGGCACAACATTCCATCGACATGCCCAAACATAATTTTTGGAACTTTGACATTCAAGGTGCGGAATTGATGGCACTTCATGGTGCGGGAGAACTAATTCATACCGCAGCTGCCATTTACTTGGAAGTTAATGAACGGGAATTATACAAGGGATGTGGGTTAATTGGTGAACTTGATACGTTCCTATCAGGATATGGCTTTACACGTGTCGCAACTGAAATGACGGTCCATGGATGGGGGGATGCGCTGTACATCCGTCAGTCTAAACCACACGAGAATAATAGTCAATAAATGAGAACCGTTATTGTTACGCTAACGGATCAGGGGTATTTTCATAAAGCCAAAAGGACTATTATGGATATTCGCAGCCGTGGAGAATGGACGGGTGATGTGGTTCTGTTGACGGTCGGCTTTGACGCGCCTCGTAACTTCGTAGATTACTATAACGTTACACCGATTCGTGTCGAACACATTCCTACCGATGAATTGGTGGAAAAATATCGTGCTACTCCCATTCGTCCTACCTGTGACAACCGTGAGTTTTCCAAGTTGACACAATGGGATAAGTTTCACGTGTTTCATCCCATGTTTCAAGCATGGGATAGGGTCATTTATTTTGACGCGGGCCTGCGTATCTTTGATCGGATCCAGATTCTTGCCGATCTAGATTGTGATGGATCGATTATGGCACCTGATGATGCCGCACCTTATGACAATGATAAACGATTTGGAGCCATCATTGAAACCGATCGTAACCCTGAAGCAGTAGATCGATTGTTCCAAGAATACGATCGAACCATTCTGGATCAGCGGTATTTCTTGAATTGTATCTGGATGTATGATACTACTCTTCATAGAAATAAGGACCTATTTAAAGAATTGGTGGATACGATGAATGCTTATCCGATCTGTCGCTGTAATGAAATGACCATTATGAATCTGATCTTTACATTTAAATATAAGGTATGGAAACCCTTTCCTGAATGGGTTGCTCCTCGAAAGCGCTTGTTTGGATGGACCGAGCACGATCGCGATTATGGCTCCCATTGTACTTGGCGTGATTTCTGTTTTTTGAAATATCCATTTGGCATCAACTTCGATTGTGAGTGATTAAGAATCTCGTTCCTTTGATAAATGTGGTTGTAGTTGCTTCGAATGAATATGTAAATTATTGATTCGAATCCATCTCAATTCATGAATTACATACGGAATCAATCGTCCCTCTTCATCTTCCGACCATTCATATTCATAGGGCGTATAATCGATTGCCGACCATGGAGCACGCAATCCTGTCATGATCAGACCCCCTGTATGAAGCGTATCGATTCCCCCAAAATAGATTCCTAATCCCGCCGCATCAAACAATGTCTGATGATATCGATCATAATGCTCTGATGTCATGGGAGGAATCTTCTCCGCCGACCAGTGTGTCGGCAGAATCTGTACCTTGTTCGGGTTTGCTTTCCAAAATTGATCCAGTGCCTGCATTTCTGTCATAAAATGACGTGTGACATCCGTCTGAACAATATACTGAATACAGCACTCACAGAACTCCGATAGAATGGTGGAATCTTGAATAAAACAAATACCCGATGCGCATCGATCATAGTTATCAAACATAAACGATATTGGGGAAGAACAAAATGCCTTCTCCCATTTCGTCGGATCATCATAGATTAAATTATCCAATTCCATAAAAAATACATTCGTAAGTTGTTGCTGCTCCATTAGTTTTCGCAATACGAAAAATCGCTCAAAAGCATAAATAAACAGTTTCTCTCGTCCTTTTAATCCCTCTAAAATGGTAAACTTATTGAAATGTTGCTGAATACATTGATTAAAGTTTTCATCGATGACTGTGTCATATGGTATGATGGTTACATTGTATTTATTCTGTAGAATTGGTACATAGTTAGAGGGTAGATCGCTTAAAATAAAATAGATCGGGCCTTTAAAAAACAGACGGGTTTGATGAATCGTGTCCAGTGTATAATCAGGCAACGGTCCGATATAACTGTAGGCTACAATCATTTATGTAATCTTTGTCCTTTGATTTTAAGCTATTGAATCTAAAGACAATGATCATACTTTTTCATATGGTTGATGCGGTATTATATATCAATTTAGCACATCGAATCGATCGAAATGAACATCTATTAAACGAATTACGGAAATGGGGAATTGAATCTTCGAAGATTCATCGTATCGATGCGGTCCAACGCACTCCTGGTGCGCTCGGGTGCGGATTAAGTCATGTTCTTGCTCTTCGCTATGCCTTAGCCCATCCCGAGTGGAAGATCATTCTTATCCTAGAAGATGATTTTACTTTCCGAACCATCAATGATTCTATTCAGTTCCTATGTAGAATGCCGTTTGATGTAGCCTTATTATCATATAATTCAGAATACATTAAATACGAACCCACTTCACATGATTCTATTAAAAAAGTGCTTTATTCTCAAACAACCTCTTCTTACTTGATTCGTTCACATTATCTTCCAATTTTATTACAAAATATATTAGAATCAACATATGATATGGAGCGATATGGCAAAACACATGAAAACTGTATTGACATTTATTGGACACGGTTACAACCGTGTGGAAATTGGCTGGCTCTTTTCCCCGCCATTGGTTATCAATATGATAACTATTCGGATATTGAACAGCGTGTAACATCGTATGGATGTTAGATTCGTTCCCATCCCGATTCATAAATATCTTCATAATAAGATGGGCCTGCTGGACCAAACCATTTGGCAGGAACAATTACATTCTTTGCCTCAGAGAGCCATACACACCACCAAATAAATGTCGAATTGGACATAATTATATTCTGAAATTGTTGGAGTAGTGCGAATGTAATAATATCGGTTTCATGATCAAGTACAATGTGTGCGTTCGTAAATACATCAGGAATATCTTCACGAATTTCATTCCAGAAGTTCGGATCATCTCCACATAACAGGAAGATAGGGTGTTCCACACGTTGAACCATTCGCCTTACCGCCTCCTTATAATAATTACCCTCTAGCGGGCCATGAACATCACGATAGGTAATGTAATCGGTTCGCCTTGAATGAATCACAACCACTCGATCGCGCACATTCACCAAAAAATTATATTTTTTGATCATTTCGTCGTGAAGAGTTGCGCTAGGGCGAAACAACATTTGTATTTCTTTTTTACTATCATTCGTGGAATAATATTTGGAAGACTGTAGATATCCATTCAAATAGATTCCATTCGGTGGAAGAGGGCCAATCTCACTATGTTGCGTTGCCTGTGTTTCATGCCACTGCGTCAAATCATGTGGAATGGATTCTACCAAATAGGGTTGAATTTGTTGTAAAATCGTATCCCAATATACTGGTCGATTTCCATTGTCCCGTTTATGAATGATTTGAAGGGTTCCACCTGTTTGTCGCGCATACGCATAGGCCGCCGCAATTTGGAATAGCTGATTTCCTAGTCCTCCCATTACATTGACCGAAACCGTCGCCATTTAGTCATGCTTCTCATCCTTCGCTTTAGGTTTACGCACGAACCATTATCACACATGCTGCTTGAAAGCTTCCATCCACGGTTTGTGTTGTAATAACCGCTGAACCGATCGCAATCGCACGCACGATTCCAGATGAACTGACCGATGCGATTGCTGTATTACTAGATGACCATGTAACAGATTGATTTGAGGCAGTAGAAGGTACAATGGTAGGAATTAATTGATAAGTTGTATTTCGTGTCAATGAAATCGATGTTTGATTTAAACGAACCGATGTAATGGCAGTGGTAACACGAACAATGATTGAGGTGGTCTTATTTCCATCTTGAGTAAAGACGGTAATGATACCGGTTCCATTTCCTGTCGCGGTAATCAATCCTGTACTCGATACCGTCGCGACACTTGATATTGCCGAGGACCATGTAACCGTTTTATTTGCCGCATTGTATGGAAGAATCGTCGCTACCGCTTGAAAGGTTGAACCCTTTAGTAAGGAAATTGAGGACGAATTTAATGAAACACTTTGAACACCAATGATAACGGTTACTGTACTACGTGATATCAATCCCATATCAACGGTTGTTGCGGTAATCGTTGCGGAACCTGCGGAACCTGCCGTTACAACACCAGATGAGTTCACCGTCGCAATGGCTGTATTACTGGAAGACCATGTAACGGATTTATTGGCAGCATTGGATGGCAAGACCGTTGTGGTTAGTACCTTTGATGCTCCCGAAGATAGTGTAAAAGAGGAAGGAGAAATCGTAACGGAAGATACAGGGATTGTAATCGTAACTTGACAGCTCGCAATCAATCCACCATATAGCGTGGTTGCTTTAATGGTCGCAGTACCTGGTATAACTGCAGTGACCACACCGGATGAAGTAACGGTGGCATTTGCCGAAGTTGAACTCCATATAACCGATTTGTTTGTTGCATTGGATGGAATAATACTTGCCGTCAAGGTGACGGTATTCGTCGGATGAAGTGTGATGGCAGACTGATTTAAGGTGACTCCTGTTACGGGAATACTAGCTGTCGCAATCGTGATTCTTGCGCTTGTGGATACATTCGACCCATCTGTAGTAGTAACAGTGATCGTCGCAAATCCAACCGCAATAGCGGTAACCAGACCATTTGAAACGGTTGCGATAGTGGGATCACTCGACAACCATGTTACAGTTTTATTAGACGCATTACTTGGAGCAACCGACACCGATAATTGCGACGTTTGCGTTGGCGCTAAAGATACAATGGTAGAATTAAGAGTAAGACTGGTAACGAGTACAGGACTTGTTATCGCATTTAGAAACGCTATGCCATTAATGCTTCCCAATCCAGTACAACTATCATATCCAGAATGAGCCGTATAGGAACCATTTGAACCGGTTAAAATATCATGAAAGCAAGAAGAAGGTACCTGATAGAGTAGCGGGTTGATAAAGGTTGTACAATTGATACTCGCCAGCAATCCAGCAATCGTTGGCGCCGCCACACTGGTACCTCCAATGATTTGGAATTGTCCATTTACGATAAAAAGAACACCTGTATTTGGATCCGCAAGGCACGCAACATCAGGAATCGAACGTGTTGATGTGGTAAGCGCACTCTGATACGCTGGCTTTCCATATGTAGTACTTACCCCACCACCACCAGTTGACCACGCCGTCTCTCGTGTTAAACTATCATATACATTATTTGGGCAAACTAATGTTGTACCTCCTACTGCGGTAACATATGGATTAGAACTAGGAAAGTCAACATAATTTCCAGTACCACCCACTCCGTCATTTGAACCATTGTCCCCTGTTGCTACACATACGTTAATGCCCGCATTCGACATGGTTGTCAGAATACCATTGATCGATGCTAGAAGTGTGCTTCCATAATAAATTTCAGGCGCACCCCATGAGCAGGAGATAAGATTAGGTTTGTAATTCACCCCGCCTACTGTGACATTCGTAGAATACATATAATTTAAGAGTATAGGAAATTGACTAAATGTATTAGGGGCAATGTATAAAATAATAGTAAGGTTTGCACTAGGACATGCTCCTCCAATCGCCTCCACGTCCAGTGTATTCTCCATAGTTGACCCGCCATCGTTGATATCAGGAACATTGGTTGCGCCATTAATTGGTACAATAATCACTTTTGGTTGATTGGCGGGCGCAATTCCAATGGATGTCCAATACGCCTGTACATCTCCATTCGTTACTACACCGCGCGAATCAACTGAACCATATAACCCTCCTCCAAATGACACGACACCCACTACATAGTTGGATATAGTCGGAGTCGGATAATTATAAATGGTTCGTAACTGGCTCATTGTAAAATAAGGCACATTGATTGAATTGGGTGTAATATGTGGATCGTACTGTAATCGATGTGTCATTTTATGAAGGGTGGGGGGTGTTGTGATATGATTCATCGATAACCACGAATGAAGAGAATTAACATCACTACTATACACATGTAGTGTCGTAGCATCTGACAAAAACGTAGAAAGTCCTGCGCCTAATGCCGATTGTTGAATCTCTGGTGTAAACGGAAGAAGAATTGATGCCATCTGTTTATGGAATAGAATTTAATATAAAGAATAGGGATACTCTAGTAGTAAGTCGAATGGTATTTATCTCCATTCTGATCCCGTTATACAATGGAGTGGAATTTGTAGAACAATGTATACATAGTGTCTTATCACAAACCTATCCTGATTGGGACCTATGGATTGGTATTAACGGTCATGGTTCCGATGGTGGAGACGTTGCGCCGATTGTCAGGAAACTCGCAGAAATGGATCCGCGTATTCATGTAATCATTCAGGGACCTCCTTTACAAGGAAAAGTAGAAAGTTTGAATCATCTTGTCACACTTGTCTCTACCGATTGGATCGCCGTTCTTGATTGTGATGATGTGTGGGATCCTACTAAACTCGCGCGACAGCTTCAGGTCATGTATCATGTAGCACCCGATGCGGTAGTAATCGGAACGTTCTGTCGATACTTTGGTGAAAGTTATGCCATTCCATATTTACCATCTGGATACATTCATCCAGAACTTCTAGACCATCATAATCTTATTATCAATAGTAGCTCTCTCATTAAAAAAGAATATTGTAAATGGGAGTATCATGAAACAACGGATCGAGCGCTAGAAGATTATTATTTATGGATGAAAATATGTCTTTCAGGTGGCAAATTATATAACATTCCTGAAATCTTAACATGGCATCGAATCCATAAAGCATCTGCTTTTAATAGTAAAGGTCATTCGGACAGGGGACTACGCGAATGGTACCATAATACGCGCATTACACGAGATACGTCGGATTAAGTTCATATCGCTCAGGTTGATTTGACAATAGATGTTCTAAAAAAAACCATTCATCAATATGTGGTTTTGTACAACGAACTACCTTTGCCAGTGATATATTCGCTAAATATGTGGATAACATAACCTGTTGATCTTTTCCTGCGAATCGTCCAGCTCGAAAATAGGCTTCCAACATCTCTTGATACGCATTCTTCCATTTCAGGCATCCTGTGATCCCTCCTCCCCACAATCCACCGACCAAACGAACATCATTCCATTGTTGCGATATCACTTCTCCACGAATGCCATCTCTTCGCGGAACCCAATCAGTCGGTAGAACATTGCCCACCGATTGTAATATGACGTTATCTCGTTCCATATGGTCCGTCATTGGAAATGATTCCAGAATCGAAGAGGATACATAGGGATCTCGAAAGGCACCAATATCACACCAAAAAAAGAAATCAGTTTGGAATGGATTCGCGTGAATGGATCTCTCTACAAAAAACGCTTTTTGCGCCCAAATCGCATACAGTTCGGGGCTATGAATATGACGTTCTGGGTCCAATAGAAGATGATCTTTCCATTTCATTTGATATAATTTCCACGTATCTAGTTCATCGAATGGGATCGTGATGATATGAATTGGTAGATTTCCTCTGCGTTGGCGGATCGGTTCCACCATTTGTTCCTCCGTAAATAGCACAATCGGTGATTGGATTCGAAGGAACGTACTTGCCCATTCCATATATCGATCCTTTGAGAATTTAGATTTAATGGGATAATACGCGGTCACCACCGTACATGCCATTTCTTTGTATTGTATCGTACGAAGTGTTTAAATAAGAATATGTTAGTAGTAATAGATGAGTGCTTTCTGTTATCTTCTCTATACGGAGGAGGGTCAAACGTATGTTGGCGCAACCGTGGATCCTGATAGACGGTTGCGTCAGCATAATAAAGAAATCGTAGGCGGCGCTCATGCGACCGGAATTCGTGTTGCACAAGGGCTCACCTGGAAACGCGCGTGCTATGTCCCTCTTCCCGAATGGAGAACGGCTCTTCAATTTGAATGGCGATGGAAACAACTCGGTCGAACCCAATGTAAAAATGTTCGCAATCCACTAGAACGTCGCTTGCGATCACTTCATACCCTTCTTTTCCTTGAAAAACCTACAACCACCGCCATTCCTTATGAGGCCTATCCTCTTGGAAAGCCAGAGATCCATTGGGACTCCGACGTGCTTCAGGAACGATATAATCGGATCTACGCAGATGCGTAATCTGAATCCATGGATCCGGGTGGAGTCATCTCCATGATTGCTTTCTTCGTTAAGTTGGATTGAATGTGATCCTCCAAATCCTGATCCGGTTTGCGATTTGGATCAATGATGTCAGGTCTTCCTCCTGGGGCACGAGTGGACGACAATTGATCCATTGTTCCTGGACTTGTACCGAACGCCTCATGCGAATTGGCTCCAAATGGCATCTTTAGATTATATCCTGATAGGCCATTATCACGGATCTCTTTTGAAAAATAAAATACAACGATCAATGCCAAAAAGCAAAACACAAAAAAGTTCATTCCAAATACGGTATTCATGTCTACCTAGTTAGAATAATTTCTATGAACGTAAAACAACGATCTCCTCCATCTCATTATGTTGATCAAGTATATCCACTCGATGATTCGTTTGTTTTATCTCATATTGTAGGCTACGCAGTTGTTGGCGCGATAATTCATCTGAATTGGTCATATCCGAATACTTTCTATCTAATACGGCTTGTGTACGCTCTATGGTAAGCATTCTCTGTTCCACGCTATATAATCTAGCATGTACTCCATCTATCGTATAACATCCATTGAATATCTGTATTACTCTTGATCCGAATGAACCCATTTAGTATCATGTACATTACATGTCTTTAATATCAACGAGGAAGAACGAGCCATTTAATTATCGTATGATGAAATACATGTCATCGTGGGCGAACCGTCATCTTCCTCGCAAACGTGACCTATCCCTGATTCCAACCGAGTTTCGTCCAACGATTGTTAGTCGGGCAGAGCAACCGCTTGTTGTTCTCTCCGAAACCTTTCAAGTCAAACCTGAAAAAGTTGCTAATGAGATTATCTACCCCGATGCTCCTCTCTTCTCTGACGCTCGGCTAACCTATCGAACCGATAGCGAATCCATTCGAAGAATTAAACCCAGCTCCCTTTCTGCTACATCCCTTGTTTATAATGGATTATCATACGTATTTGTCATTCTTCGCAACATTCGTCATAGCAAAGACAATGATCTCTGGATCTCTTCCTATAATTCCATTCGTACATTCTATACCAACTCAATTAAAATCATTGACGACAATTCCTCTATTAATACGGTAAATGGAAAACTGGTTGATACGGAAGTAATTCAAAGTGAATGGAATGGAGCAGGTGAGATTCTTCCTTACTACTACTTTTTGAAGAACAAATGGGCCGATCGAATGATTTTTATTCACGACAGTATGTTTTTGTCTCGGCCCTTTCATGACAGTGAGTTATCTGATCCAGTTCGGTTTCACTGGTTCTTCCTCAATAAAAAAGATGACCGCAAATATTCTACCTATCTTTCTATTTTATCCCAATCAGAACCTCTCATCGAATACAGCAAACAATTATCGTCATGGAAAGG